GTTTGGTGGGAAATAAGGGTCACGGTAAACTTGGTAACGACCTGCTAATGTACCAACTCTTTCAATACCCATGTTGTATTGGTCTTGCTCAGGAGACGCGTTAGATACGTGGAAGTATTCTAAATCATCAAAGATAGCTGAAACCTCAGAAGAAACAACAATCCAGTTAGCCCCACCTCTTAATGTAGATTTGTGGATTTGTGCTGACAATTGGTTAATTGCAGTAATCAATGTTTGATTCCAATCTTTTTGAGTATAAGATGTTGTTAAGTTTGTTACTCTTCTCCATCCGTTGTAATCCCAACGTAAGTTCCAAGCCGCACCTTTACGTAAGTCACGTAAGATTTCACGGTCAATTTCAGCCGCAACTTGTTCTGACAATAAAGCCGTTAATTCAGCCTCAGCATCAATGTTATGGAATGCCGCAACGTCTTGAGCTAATTCAGGAGACCATTGTGCTCTTAGTTTTCTTTCAGTAACAGAAACTGTAACAGATTCTAAATCGAAAGATACCTCACCAATTTTGTCTTCGAATTCTAATTCTTTATATCTTCTGTAAGTTGCACTGAACGCAGTTGCTGCAGTTAATGCAGAAATTGTTGTCCCTGTGTAACCATCTAAAGTATCAGCACCACATCCAACACATGCAGGACAAGATAAATCAACTTCTAAATAGATAACTCCTGTAGCGTCACAGATATTGTAGAATGAACCACCATTACTGTTACCTACACCTGTTCCAAATGTTGTCCCTTCTTGAGCACCATATTGAACAATTCCTTTACCATATTTTTGAGTAACAACTCTAAATAATAACGGTGTACTTGAAGGAAGTGCACATGGTGAAGCCGCGTCAACAGTTATTCCAGCACCTTTAAGGACTTTTAAATCAGATAAGAAAGTTTCAGTATCCATTTCGTGTCCATCAGGACCAATTAATTTACCATCACCAACATTTGAGAATCCTGATAATTTGATGATAACTTTTCTTTGGTTACCTGTTAAATTTGTTGTTCCATCAACTAATGTAGAACCATTCCAAACTTGAGTAATTGCAGTTGCAGTTACCGCTGTCCAAGTTCCTTTTGAATAATCAAATAAACCTGCTGGGTCTAATCCTGGTTCAGCACCTTCGTAGAATAAATCATACAAGTTTTTAGAGTATGCGTTACCATCGTTGTATCCTGAATTAACATCAGTTGTTGAACCTGGAGCACCAATTGGTTGGAAGTGTTCACCACCATTTGCAGTTGCTGCATTGTACCCTTGAATTTTAGGGATAAAGTAGAACAATTTACCAATAGGTAAGTTCATAGCTTGAACCGATACGATATCGTTAGCTAATAATTTTGAGAATACTCTTCTCACGATTACCAACTAGACCTGATTCTAATAATGCACCCATTGTGTTTTTTTTGTTTTTATTTGTTTTTAGTTTATTTTTTATTTAAGTTTACCCATTAAATCTTTCATTCGTAAGAATTGTGGATTTTCATAAGTTTTTGATTCAATCAAATTAATAGCCGAACCTGTTGAAGGTGTGTTATCAAAAGTTTTTTCGACTGATTCATTGATTGGTTTGCTAGAATTATCTTTATTTAATTCTTGCTTAATTGTTTGATATAAACTTTTAGATTCTTTAATAGTTTCTACAGAATCAAAACGTTGTAAGATATATATCTTTTCTTGTTTAGTTGTTGTATGTTCAGTAAACAAACGTGTAGCGTAAGCTAAGTTTGAATTGAAAACCGCAACTTCATTTAATTTATCTCTAAATACGTTTAATGCGTTTCTGTATTCCTCATTTTTTTCTCTTAATAGTTTAACTTCACTATCTACTGATTCTTTTCTTAAATGTCTTGGAGCTGCTTTTGGTTTATCTAAACCTTCTCTACCCCATCTTTTACCTGACCCTAAAGTTCTTGATGCTTCATTAGCCTCAACTTTTTTCTTAGGTTTAATTTTAAACTCACCATCTAAATTTTCACCATCTTTGTATGTAAATTTAGCTTTACCTGTCCCAATTGATTTAGGGCCTTCTTTTTGTTTAGTTTTAAAACCACCTTCTTGGTTAGGTTTTGAAGAATATTTAAATTTGTTAGGTGAACCGAAACCTTTACCTTTTGCTTTAAATGATTTAGATTCGTATAAGTCCTCTTCCATTTCTTCAGATTCTTCATCATCCAAATAAAGTTCGTAAAGAGTTTCACTATTTTCTCCATCTTCAGGATTAAGATAATCAACACCAACCATTTCATCCATTTCTTCAGAATCTTGGTTAAAGATTTCATTAAAAACTTCATCAATTGTGTTTTCATCTAATTCATCAAACTCATCCGATTCTTCTAACTCATCAAACTCATCCGATTCTTCTAACTCATCAAACTCATCTGATTCTTCTAACTCATCAAACTCATCTGATTCTTCTAACTCATCGAATTCGTCCATTTCATCTAATTCATCGAACTCGTTATCTGATTCTTGTACAATCATATACTCTTTATTTGTTTTTGTATCTTTTAGATTAATATTACCACCGTCTTTAACAACGATTACCTCATCATTAGGGCCCATCAATTGGAATACTTTAAGAACTTCATCATTACTAACACCTGGGTCAGTTAAATCAATTGGTTCTTCTTCATCACCCATAGGTTCCCCGATTGAGAATTCTTCTTCATCTTCAAGATTATCAGTATCCTCTACATCATCTGTAGGTTCAACATCTGTGTTCTCAATCTCATCTTCTTCTTGTTCGAATAGAGATTCTTTTACTAAGTCTTTGATTTCTTGCTTCATTGTAGATGCAAGTATTCCTTTTGCGTTTTGTGCAACGGCTTCTTCCAAATTCTTCATTTGGATAAAAGTCTCTTCAACTAATGTTTTTTCTTTTGCCATTTAAAAAAATGTTTCTTTTATTTCTAAATAAATATTAAGAAATTTAAAAAAAACTATTTTTTACAGTTGACTATGAAAAAAAAAATAACTATTAATGATTTTTTTAGTTAAAAAAAAAAGGGAAGACTAATGTCTTCCCCTTTAAACTGATATTATTTTTAAGTTAAATTATTCGATAACTTCATCAATTTTACTCTCAACGATTCCTGTGATTCTCCAATCCATAGAATAGTTTTCATAAAGTTTAGTGACTTTGGCTTCAACGTCAGTTGGTGTATAACCAAGAACTAATTTTTCTTCTCTCATTTTTTTAACTTTACCTGATTCAGTGTCTAATAAATCAGAACTAATTTTAGCTACAAAATACTTTTCTCCTTGTTCCATATTAAATTATTTTATCTATTTCCCAAATAATCGTTCAATTTTTTCATTAAGTCAAGTGATTTATTAGTTGACGGTTCACTTTCTTCTCTGAATTTTTTTTCTTCTTCAATATTTTCTTCAAAATTACCTCTTTCATCAGGGTTTAAAAATAAATAAGCCCCCGGTGTTGATGGTGATGATACTAAGTCAAAACAAATTAACTCAAAGTCATCTTGAACTTCATTTCTTTCACCAACTTTTTTTAATGACCCAACACCTCTTGATGATATACCTAAAGTAACTCCTTGTCTAAGATAGTTGGCAGCCATATCACCTTTAGTTGATACAATACCTCTTTCGTGAAAACCAGGACTTGTTAAAAGTTTCAATTTACCCATTAAGATATTACCATCCCACCACACATCAGTGATTATATGTGAAACTCTATCTAAATCTATTAATGAAGATTCGGGGTGATTCAATTCTGATAATGAAACACCCTTATCAATCATTTTTTTATAATTCTCAGATTCTCTTTTTAAAATCCTTTCAGGATATACACGACCATTTCTATTTGGTGTGTCATATTTTTGTAGAACGGCATAAAATTCAAATGGTTTTGAATGGTCTAAAAAGTTTTTAGACTCCATTATATATTTATTATGTTCTGTTGTTGGGGAGATATATCCAGCATCTTGTTCAATTAAGATACCTTTACCCGACTCATATGGTTTTAATATTTTTAAATTCATCGTTTCGTTTAACAATAAATATTAAATATTTTCGGTTTTGACAGTTTTATTGGTTGGTTTATTTGTTTTAGAAAAATAAAACTTAAAATATTGGTTGTTTTTTAAATTATCTTGAAATATTTTAGTTGTAATATTTTTTAATAAATCTTTAATTTCTTTATCTTTAAACGTTAGTATTATATTATCTTTTAAATAAAAATTGATTTCTAAATTCATAAATGATTTTTTATTTATTGATAACCCACTCGACCGTAAATCTAAGTCAACAATGAATTTATCATCAAAAAATGAATTTTTTACTTTATCGTAAATTGAATGTTTAATTGACCTACTCAAATTTAAAACGACTCTCGACCAATTTTCTACGTCTTTCTTTGGTTCGACCCAAGTTTGAATATTAAGATATATTGATTTTAGATTTACAGAATCAACTGTACCAAATAAAACTTTAGCAGTTTTAAATCCTTGGATTTTGGAGGTTTTCCCTTTTTTCATTATTTTTCATCGTGAAACAGTTTATTTTTAATAAATGTAAGTATATTTACATTAAGAGTCAAAAAAATAATAAATTACCCGTTTTTTAATATGATAGTAGTAAAAGTTAATAAAGATAAAAATATCGAAAAAGCTCTTAAAGAATATAAGAGTAAAGTAATCAAAACAAGACAAATGTCCGAATTAGTTAACCGTAAAGTGTTTGTTAAACCCTCTGTTATAAAAAGAAACGTGCTTAGCAAGGCTAAACACGTTCAGAAAAACTTTAAATCAAGTAAAGATTAAAGGTTGTCGTGTAAGTTTTTTAACTTATAGTAATTTAGTTTATCGTATTTTTCAGTTGAGATTTTTTCAATTGTTTCTGTTATTGATTTTCTAGTTGAGTGGTCGTGATTTTGATTATAGATTGTTTGTAATTTATCAACAACACTTTCTTTAATGGTTGAATACTTTGGTTCTAATTCAGAATCCTCAACTGATAACAACTCATTAAATTCTTTTTTTTCAGACTCATTTAAACCATCAATGTAATTTGATATTGTTTTGTTCGCCATAGTTACCATAGTACTTAATGGGACTTTAACAATATCTTTTTCAGTTGTAGGTTTTTTAGTGATAGTTTCTGTGATAATCTTTTTACTACCAATTTTAGATTCTAAGTTTAAAACACCACTACTAAACAGGTTATCAATAACTTCATAGTTATTTTCGACCACAGAAGAATTTTTTACCCAATCATTAACTTTTTTAAAGTCTGAAGGAGTAATTTTATTAATTGTATTTTCATAAAGAGTTACCATTTCATTAATATAATCATTAGCAATCTCATTATTTAAACCTTTATTAGAAGTTAAATCATCATAGATGTAATACAATCTATTAATGTTTTTATTTTCTAATACCAATTTTTTAAATGTTTTAACTTCAGTTTTAAATGAACCATCTTTATAAGATTCTAATAAAACATTTTCTATTTTTGTTTTTAATATACCAAATTTCATTTCGTTGTTTTTTATATAAATATTAGTCACCCAAAAGTTTATTCAATCTATCTTCAATCTGACCTAAATTATTTTTACCTTTAGATAAATCAATGAACTCTTCTTCATCATACATATTTTCAGATTCTAATAATATTTTTAAATTATCTTTTTTATCAATAGATTCAGGAGTCATACCCGCATCACCACCCGGTTCAGGACCCGGAGGTGGGGATGGCATTCCCATATCACCACCAGGTGGTGGTGGAGGTGTTGTTCCCGCATTTTGCGTACCGCCTGATTTATTTCCGTATAGATTATCAATATTATCAAAGATACCTGTATGTGTAATGATTGTTGCAGTATTTGTTAATTCAGCACCAACGGCTTTTTCAACACGTTGTTGTTGTAAATCAAGTTTAATTTCCTCATCGGAGAATCCTAAAATATGTTTTTTAGCCCAAGTAACAGATGTTGGTGCAATACCTTCAACTGCGGTTACCGCCTCTTTATATAACGCAACTTTTTCTTTCCAAGCTTCAACTTTTAATAAGTCGGCTTGTGTTGATGGATTAGTTAATGATAATGTAAAGTTAGATAATTCATCTTCAAAACCTAAAAGAAATAAATGAATAATTGCAATTTTATTTAATTCGGCAATCATACATTTTTGGATTCTGTTAATTGTTCTTGCAAAACGAATATCCATTAATGATAAGTTCTTACCTTCACCCACAGGTTCTTCAAAACCTAAGAAAGCTTTAGGAACACGTAGTGCGGTTAATAATTTCTTTTGGATATACTCGATGTCGGCAATCTCACCTAAGTTTTGTGCTCCTGCCAATGTTTCAATTGGGTTAGGCGCTGCTGGGTCACGAACAGGGATAAAATAATCTTGGTCAACCGCCATTTGATTATATCTTAAATCGACATTACCTGTTTTACTATCAACAATTTGGTCACGTTTAAATTTGTTTGCAACACGTTGTACGTATGGTTCAACATCTTTATCATCCATGTTACCCACGAAAATTTTAAATACACGTCTCTCAGGTGCTCTTGATGTTCTATAAATTAACATAGCGTCCTCAGATAACAATAACTGTTTCCAAATACGTCTTGCTTTTTCTAACATTGATGTTCCGTATGGTAATTTTCTATCATCACCCAATAAACGGAAGTGTGCTATCTCCCAAGAATTAAATTCCATGTCTTTAACTTTCCATTGGAATCGTAATCCTTTAGCATTAGCCGGTTCTTCAGCATTATTAATTCTTGCGGCCATACCTCTTTCCAAACGTTCAATTTCAATGTTTGGTAATTGCATACAACCAATAACTCCTTTATCAGAATCTAATTTAAGATATACGAAGTTATCACCATATTTGCAAGTATTTCTAACCCACATAGGTAAATTAGTGTTAACATCTAAATTATTATTGAATAAATCGGTTAATATTGATTTAATACGTTTAGATTCAGAATAAATCTGTAACATAAAACCATTTTGGTCTACCGTTGTTGATTCTTCACCATAGATATCCAAAGCTGCGGATATTTCAGGTGTATATTCCATTGATTCATAATCGTAGAATGATGCTAAACGAGTTGGTTCATAATATATTGCTTGAGAATATAAATTACTCTCAATTTTTGCCCATTGATTAGTTAAATAAAAAGTTTGTTGAGCTTGTAATTTTTCTTTTTCATACTCATCTTTTGAAGTTGTTTTTAATAACTCCTTTTTATCGAACTTATATGTGGGGTAATCTTGATTTAATAATGAATTGGGTCCAAATGCTTTACTTAATCGTTGCCAAACCGTTAAATTGTTATTATTTTCCATATAAGAATTTTAATTATAAATATCAATATCTAAATAGTTTATCTTTGTCCGTAATTACCGAATAACCAACCATATGTTATATAATCTTCTTTAGATGTATTTGAATTATTTTTATTATTTCGACCAAGACTATCATTATAGTTTGGTAAAACAGGATTGAAGTCAATATCTTTACCAACCGATGTGTTATTATTCACAGACCACGATTCAATCATCGCCTTTGCTTGGTCAGTAACTTTATTTAATTTACTAAATGACGTTTCACCCACATATGTTGCCATAGCAATAGACATAAGTAAGTCATCATGTCGTCCTTTTTGGTGGTCAGGTCTACCATTGATATAAATGAACGTATCCATTTCATTATATAGACGGTGACTATAAATTCTGAATTCGTGTCTCATAGCTTCCTCATACGATGCAATGATTTGAACACGTTTATTGTTAAAGTTTATTCCGGGAATTTTTTCCGCAGATTTCGGATTGTATTTCCAAGAGTTGTTAACATCTTCACCATCAACATATAAATCCTTATATCCTAATTCTTGAAGTTTACGTGATGTGGAAACACCCATACCACCGGTGATATCGACCACAATATACGCTGAATACATATTTGCCCATTTAAAACAAATCTCAGCCATAGTGTCAGGTGGTAATTTACCAACAAACTCAGCAACTTGTTCGCGAGTATCGAAATCAATAATTTGAAATGAACTAAAATCCTCACTATCCCCACGACTGACATCGACACCCATTATGTATTTGTGACCAATTACCGGTTCTTTCCAA